ACGTCTAAATCACCAGTATCGATTTTTAGAATATCGCCAGATGCAATAGATTTTGAAGCACTAAAAGCACCATGTATTAAAAGATTGCCACTTGATGAAGCATCAAAAATACCAAAGTGGCTTACTGTACCCCATGAACCTGTGGCGGCAGGAAATTCAATAGCCGAAGAATTTGAGGTAGTGCCACCAGAAGCCGCGCTAAATGTAGCTGACTGTCTAGCATAACCACTACCAGATAATTCTGTGCCAGTGTTACCTTCACCAAAAGTTGCTGTTGCTAGACCAACATATACAGTAGAAGGGTGAGTAAAAGCACCTGTTCCAAGAATGTGGTCTAAAATCTCGTTTTCGAGATAATTGGACATTGCAGACATATCTTAACTCCTTGCCGCATATTGTTGACGTAAATAATCAGACTTGATTTGCAAAGAGCCGCTTCCGTACTGTGACCGTTGCTCATCAACTTTGACCTCTTCTAAAGCTCTTGTGAACTTAGAATCATATACCGAAGCCCTCTGCTCATCTAGTAAATATGTGTACGCCTCTGTTAGTGCGCCATACAAATATAAGTCAGGAGACCTCAAGAATAGTGTAGTTGTAGCAGAATCTGATAGGCTATTCAAATCACCTATATATATTATCTCTGCTGTGTAACTAGAATCAGGAACTGGTCTTAGTTTAAGCTCCTTGCCTACAACGCTGTAACCAGATGGTTTGCCTGTTGATGTAGTGCCATAAGATTGGTCTAAACCAACAGGGCTATAATAAGTTAAAACATTTATCGGGCTTGTGTTTAATTTCACTTCGCGTATCTCACGCATATCTGTCGGTAAAGCAATATATTCATCACCACTTGTTAGAGTAGCTGTAACTCTCTTCTGCTGTTCGCGTGTTTCCAGTTCGCGATTCATTCTGCTCTCAGCAAGCTGAATAAAATTCGGTATTTGGTCTGTTAAATCATCACGAGCCAGAAAGTTGGCTATAGCCGTCTTTAACTCTGCGTAAGTGCTAATGCTCATACTCTGCCGCCACCTGTTCTAAATGCCCTGTTTTCGCTATCGTTTAGCCACTGTTTCCAAGCCTTCGGATTATCCTTGGGTCTACCAAATTTATTCAGTAACTCATTATATATGATATTTGGTATTTCTGCTACATGAGCCATGTGTTTCTGAGTACCTATCATCTGCCCCTTTTGCCAATCATCAGCCATGTGCTTATTTAGCTTTATAAGGGGGTCAAAACTTTGTGTCTGTACAATACGCTGTGAGCCATCAGTATCTGTGACTAAATCTACCGCCTTGCCAGCCTCATTTTTAATAGTGCGCTTCATATATCACCATAAGAGTTAGGGAGAGAGCTTCTGCCCTCTCCCAAGTTACATTAAGCACCTGATAGGTCTAGTACCATTGCGTGTGCTTTTGGAGCAGTTACTTTTAACGCCCACTCAGTCACAAGCTGGAACTTCTCTGCATCACCAGTTGGAGCGATTTCGTTTTCTGCGAAATTACGTCCGTTTAGTGTGGCAATAGAAGCGAAGTCAGGGTCAAGCAAGAATATGCGGTCATTGCCCATAAATCTTGATGGAGTAGCATCAAGAGTTCCGAAATCGGTCAAATAGACTGATGTACTCGCAACATATGTTGTTTCCTTAGCCGCAGTCATATTTACCTGATTTTGCACCAAGTTGTTTGACACTGTTAGGCTTGAGAAATTGGCGCGGTTGGTGGCACTCATCACCATAAGTGATGGGTTTCCACCGTCAGTCCAAGCATCCTGCATAGCATCGTCAATTAGTGCCAATGTTAATGCACGGTCAGTTCCACCAGTTACTGTGTCTGCACCTGTTCCTGCGGAAAAAGCACCATCCCCAGCACCTACTGAACCGTTTGTAATCCAGCAAGTAAGTGATGCTGATTTACGAGGCTCAGAAGCTGAACGAGCAACATCTGTGTCACCAATCATCTTCTCGATGTCTCTGCGAAGCTCTAAACCCTTTAGAACCTTCTGATATTGAACCTCTCTGTCGCGTCCAGCCAGCTCAACGGAGTCTAAAGTTTTCGAAATTGCAACGGACTTCTCAGAAATCTGATGATAGTTACCAAGCCTTGTTGTGGCTGTAGGTGTTCCAAAGCTACTGTCAGCTCCTTCACTGGCGTAGTTAGTTGACGCAGATGCCAATTCTTGGACTTGCCACTCGGTAAAAATACCGTTTGAAGTTTCTTTTTTAAGGTTAGAGAAAAGGGGTGTTTCTGTAGGGTCAATCCTGTAGATAACATCCGCTAACTGTTCGCGTTCGCCAACAGCAGTTGTTGTAGTATGAGTAGCCATTTAAACCTCCTATAGTTTTATCGGCTCATTAAGAAATCGACAGCAGAATCAATGGAACGCTCTTTATTGAGCCTCTGCATTGCCTGTTGCCGTGAACGACTTGCAACCTGTTGCTTAGTCTTTGGAGTTCCTGCCTTAGCCATCTTCGGAGCTTTCTTTGTGCGTTTTTTCGCATCTGGGGCTTTTTGTTTCAGCTTGTCCATTTGCCACGCCATGTGGAGTAAATGTATTGCTCGTGCGTCTGACGCATTTGCTACTTCCTCTTCTGAGAAACCCATTCTGTTTGCGAACTTAATTACCTCAAGTCGCTCACTATTACGCCTCTCATCATCTTGCCACTGGGGTATGCGATTTAGCATATCCTGCCTTTGCGCTTCCAGATGCTCACGCATCTTTTGCTGGTTCTCAACGGCTTGCTCCTGAGCTATTCTCTGTTGCTCTTGCTGAATACGGACAACTTCCTGCTGGTTCTTGTCGTACTCGGCTTTCGCTAGGAATAATTCCTTCTCGGAATAACCCTGTTCTGCTAATGCTCTCCAGTCAGGCTCTGCTTGAGTTGTCTGCTGGATTTGGTTCTTCATCAACTCTAGTTGCTGTGCGTAAGCATCCCTATATTGCCTTGCTTGCTCTGCCTCTGCTTCCAGTGCTTTGCGTTGCTCGGCTAGTTCCTGCTGACGCTTTGTAAATACTGATGTCCTAGAATAACCATTCTGAAGTTCGTCAAGCGTGACCTCAAGTTCCTCACCATCTACTTTGACGGTGTATAGCTGGGGTTGCTCTTCTTCAACTTCTTCCTCGTCATACTCCTCTTCAGCATCTTCAGCTTCATAAACTTCCTCTTCTTCATCAATCTCAGGCTCTTGCGAGTTATCCTCGATTTCAGCTTCCGCTTCAGTCTCCACTGGTTGAGCCATTTCTGGCTCTTGTCGCTCTTCTTGTGCCGTGTCCGTCTGGGGGCTTAGAAGGCTATCAACTGCATCGTTTATTGAAAATCCATTCTCATTTGAGTTGTTGGACATATTTATATTTTCCTTTTATCAAAATTTGCGGTTAGTTTTCAACCCCTCTAGGGCTGATTGAGCCAGCTTGCCATCTTCAACCGCACTTTTGAGATAATTCTTGACGGCTGAAAGGTTCTGGCACAATAAATACAATCTCTCGCGAGCTTGCGAATCTTCCACGGCACTCTGTTTCCATGCACCTGTAAATTCACTCTCCAAATAATCAAATGCTTCTTGTAATAATTCATTGCGGAGCAGTGTTTCCGCTTTAGCTCCTCTATCAATCTTCTCACGAGCTTTACCCTCATTCATATAAGTCTCACTCTCGGCATACCGTAGTTAAAGTCCATTGGCTGTCCAAACATCGGGGCTACATCTAGCAAGCCTGATGGTTGGTCTAATAATGTTGGTGCTGGGGTATATGCCTCATAATTAAATGCTGTTGGTACTTGGCTAGCAAATACTGGCATACAAGCCTGAGCGTTAGCATCATAGGTGTAACCAGCAGGACACTGACCAGTAACAGGGTTTGGCGGTACAGCCTCTTCCTCTGGTCTGTCTCTATCCATCCTGTCCATCATAGCTTGTCTTTGAGCTTCTGGGTCACGACCTGTTAATCTTCCAAATCTATCCCGAACACCAACTATATTACCCATTTCATCTAAAATAGGATAGCCTTCTCCAGACTGTAAAGTGTTATACATTTTTGTGTTAGAAATATTTGCTAGACCAGTCCCTAACATACCCAAGAATGAAGGAACTTTTACCCCAAATGCTTCCAACCCATAATTAACAGGCTCTTGTATTTTTTGCCCTAATGCTTTTTGAGCTTGACCTATACGAGCAGATTCTTTTGCCGTTGGGGCAACTGAAGGAACGCCCATTGCTTTTTGCTCTCTTTTTACACGCTTTGCAGTTTTTTCACGCTCTTTCAATAGTTTGGGGTCTGATAAAGCTTTTTGACGTTGCCTATCTTCTTCTAATCTTTCTCTCATACTTTCAGAAATCGCCATATCTAAACCCTCGGTAAGTTAGTGCTTATTTGTGAATCAGTGACTGCCTTTGCAACCCTTAGCTCTGATTCCATCTGTAACTCTTGCTGGCGAAGTTGCATCTCCATTTGCATCTTCTCACGCTCAAGCTCTATATCAGCTAACATCTTCTCACGCTTCAGTGCCAACTCTGCCTCTGCTTGCTGTTGCTTTAACTGCATCTCAGCTTGAGCTTGCATCTGGGCTGGGTCAGGCTGTGGTGGTTGTTGAGCCGCCTGTGCCTCTGCCATAGCCATTTGCTGAGGATTGTTAAAGAACATATCCGCATCCTTGAACCCACCGACTTCAGCAATACTTCTCAAGGTGTTGACGTATTGCCCCATGCTAACCAAAGGATTGTTAGCCCCCATTTGCATAAGTATCTGCTCCTGCTTTGCCGCTATTTGCGTCAAGAAAGCAATCTTCTGCTCATCGTCAGCAGTACCCAATCCAACTTGAACAACAACATCAAACTCAGATGTCCACTCTCTAGGGTCAATCGGTACAAAACTATTTCTGAGCCTTACAATGCGAGGCTTGTTATCATATTTGGTCACTAGGTGCAGTAAGCCCTTAAATAAGCTCTTCACGCCTGTTTCTGCCATATTGCGGGCATAACTCTCTAACTTGACCTGTGCGCCTCTCACAGTAGCTGAAATCGCGCTAGCGGTGGTGGATTGAAGTGCATTAGCATCTAAGCCCATCGAGGCTTTGCTCATGCCAGTTCTCTGCTCCTTAATCTCATCCACATAATCCATTAGCGGTCTAACCTCACCACCAACAGGTGTGCCAGTAATCGGACGAACAGCACCACTCTGGCGAACCCTAATTATACCGCCAGCAGTCCCATCTAGTACGTCATCGATATTAGCCATGCCCTCGACAACTTCCATGCGAGGCAGGGTGCTAGTGTAAACGCTGTCTAAGTATTGGCGTAGAAGGGTGGATTTAATAACTTGCAAATCCTTGGTCATATCAAAGATAGACCGACCAATTAATCTGTGTTGCATAAGTATCGGGCTAACAACAGCAAATGGTACATGGTCAAATGGCTCATTATGTAAAATATGATTTCCATCTGCACCAATAGCGCAAATACGTCTGCGCTCTGCAATGCCGTCACCGTCCACATCAATGTTCATTATGCACTCATAGTACATAACCTCACGCAGTGTTGGGTCAGCCGCGTCTATGCCTGTTGTAGCCTCAATGTCTCCGAAGCGATTGGTTCTCTCCTCGTCAACATCTAAATCAGATTCGCCAGCGTGTGCCTCTACCTCTTCTCGGTCATAGCCCATAGCCACCAAATCGGATACAGTCATTGATGTTCTGTGACATACGAAATACGCATCTTCCAAGCTAGTAGCCCTGCGATTTACCAGAAACTCCTCTGGCGGTATGTTGGCTATCTTTATTTTGCCCTCGCGCTCAGTAATCCTAACAACAAGGTCATAGGTGCTATTAAGTGGCATAAGTTCGCCAGCTTCATCCATATATGTTTCTGTGACTATTTCTTCCTGAGAGACAATCTCAACATCTGGGTTTTGCAGTAATAGGATTAGCTCAGGCTCTGTTAAGCCGTAATACTCTTCCTCATCTACCTTCTCCTCTTCCTCATAGTAGAACTTAACAACGCCAAGCCTAAACATGAGCGCATCTTTAAACCAATCATGCAGAATACGGTATCCCTCATTATCGTGATTGATAATGTAGTTCACATAGTCGGATATCTGGTCAGCCTTCTCAACATCTTCCTCAGTCCTAGCGTTGAAACGAACATACTTATCATTTGCTGTAAACACTCGCATAAGAGAGGGCATAATGGATTCCACTGTATCCGCAAACTCGGTAGATACAACGGATGAGCGACCCTCGACTTCATTGCCAAGCTCCTCGCCCATGTAATAATCCTGAGCTTGTAGCCTGTCCTCAGAATACTGGCTATCGAAATGGTTAAGGGCATCCGTTATCTCAGAGGATACAATGCTTTTTATTTTGTATTCATCCATTTCTGCCATTTGACTTTTTCCTTTTTGCCTTTGCACCGTGGATGCACTTGCACTCATCTTGGCACATTTTCCGCGTCACGCATCTGCCACAGTTACTAAACTTCTTTACTGGCTCTTCGACTGCCACTGGCTCTACAACCCTCGGCACTCTCGGACGCATCATTACTGTTACCATGTTACTCTGAATAATTTCCTAAAACTTGGTTCATTACTTTTTTGGTAGACTTGGCTGGAACAGTTTTACCTGTCTTAATCATTCTGCCCATATTTTCATTCATGCCACCAGAAGTGGGTCTTGGCGTAGGAAATACGGTTGGTAGGGGGCTTGATTTAGGAGATTTACCTTTGTAATTCATTTCTTGCTAGCCTTTCTTTTTTTAGCTGTGCCTGTCTTGCCAGTTGTGCCAATACCGTAAGTTGTCTTAACAGGCACTGGCTTTGGTTGTGGTAACTCAGGAGCTACCGCACCTATCTTATACACGATACACCTGTCCTGATTCAAACACTTGGTAGGATAGGGGCAGTTTTCACATGGGGTCATTTTTTACTCCGATAAAAGAGAGCGTGACATAATTGTGTCTACAAGCTCTTGGTCTACATATTGCATGGGAAGGTCTAACCTAAACTTATAA